AGAAACTGCACTGCATTAACGGAGATTGAAATACCAAATACCGTTACTGAAATCCAAGCTGCTACATTCCGTGATTGCACAGCATTGACCACTATTAGATGCTATGCAACGGAAGCACCAACATTAGTTGGAGTAAATCAATTTTTGAATGTTAATACTGGAGTTATTCAGGTTCCAGTAGGTTCAACGGGCTATGGCACTACATATGCTGGTTTAACGGTCAATTATATACTATAATGAATTCTCAATTGTTTGAACACTTTAAAATATAATTTATCTGAGTCTACACAATCACGAAGATATATAATCAGAAATAAAGTATAAATAGAACTATGGCTAAACCAAATTCCAGACAAACCTTGATCGACTACTGCATGCGGTCTCTTGGGGCACCAGTCATCGAGATTAATGTTGATGAAGATCAGGTTGAAGATCGTGTTGATGAAGCGATTCAGTTTTATCAAGAGTATCACTCTGACTCTATTGTTAGGGTATATCTTAAACATCAGGTAACATCTGATGACGTATCTAATGCATACATTACTTTACCAGATAATCTTTTATTTGTAAATAGAATCTTTCCGTTTAGTAGTTCTAAAAATTCTACTGGAATGTTTTCCGTAGATTATCAGATACACTTGAATGATATCTTCGACCTGAATAATGCGGAGGGAATAGTTCATTATGAAATGACTAAGCAGTATCTTTCTTTACTTGATCGACAAGTGAATGGAATGCAGCAACTTTCCACATTCTCAAGACATCAAAACAGATTGTATGTTGAAGCCGACTGGAGTTCAAAGATTGGAGTTGGAGAATATATCATCGTTGAAGGATATGAAACAATTAATCCAGACACACATAATGATGTTTATAATGATCGATTCCTAAAGAAATATGCGACTGCACTTATAAAACGACAGTGGGGTTTAAATTTAATTAAATTCGAAGGAATGCAATTGCCAGGTGGTGTTACACTTAATGGTAGACAGATCTATGATGATGCAGTCCAAGATATTGAGAAGATTGAAGAGCAGATGCAACTCACATACGAGATGCCGCCAGACTTCTTTGTTGGATAACACATCATGCCAAGAAATCAATATTTTAGTTTAGGCGCATCGTCTGAAAAGAATCTCTATGAAGATATAGTCGTAGAGGGTCTTCGTATATACGGGCATGATGTATATTATCTGCCACGAAGTATTATTAATGAAGATGGTATTTTCAATGAAGCATCTCTGAGTGAATTTGGCGAGGCATTTCAAATTGAAATGTATGTCGAAAACATTGATGGCTTTGAAGGAGAAGGTGATTTACTTTCTAAGTTCGGCTTAGAGATGAGAGATCAGATGAGTTTGGTTGTTTCAAATCGTAGATGGGAACAGCTTGTTGGAAGATTTCAACCTGTACCCGAAGCAAGACCTCAAGAGGGTGATCTAATATACTTCCCATTAGTTAAGGGATTATTTCAGATTCAGTATGTTGAAGAAGAGTCACCTTTCTATCAATTGCAGAATATCCCAACATTCAAATTGAAGTGTGAGTTATTCGAATACTCTAATGAAGCGATTGACACAGGAATTGGAGAGATTGATGAATTCGAAACAAAGTTTGCAAGTAGAACCACACTCACTCTTGGAACAGGAATAGGAACATTTGCTACTGGTGAAGATGTCACACAAACAGTTGGCGCTCTTACAATTAGTGGAGAGATCGCTGAGATAAGAAGCGGAGAAGTTGATGTAGTTGGAATCACATCAAGTAATGGAACCAATGTGTCATTCAGCATTACTGGTGACTCTAATGGAAATATAATTGGTTCAACATCCGAGGCGTCTTATGCTATTACATTAAAGGATACATTTAATAATATGGATGAGTTTGATGCCTTTGCAGATAATGAAGAATTTGAATCTGTTGGAAATAATTTCATCGACTTCACTGAAATGAATCCATTTGGAACACCCAATATAACATAATGCTTACAGGAAATCACTTTTACAATCAGACGCTAAAAAAGTCTGTTGCTGTGTTTGGCACTATTTTTAATAATCTTCGTGTTGTTAAACATGGCGGTGTTGAGGAGAGAGTGCCTATTGCCTATGGCCCGAGACAGAAGTTCTTGGCTAGACTCGCGCAGTTCGATCGGCAGTCTGAGACCATTGCAATCAAGGTGCCAAGATTAAGTTTTGAAATAACTGATTTATCTTATGATCCTAGCATTAGTCTGAATAAGATGAACACTATGTCATATTCGAATTCAGGTTCGACAAAATCTAGAGATATTTTGAATCAGAGTGTGCCGTATACATTGGCAATGGAGTTGAATGTAATATCAAAGACTCAAGATGAGGCACTTCAAATAGTTGAACAGATTCTTCCAACATTCTCACCAGAATATACAGTAGCAATCAATGACATGCATGGTCCAGGTTCATCAAGTGATGTTCCTATCATACTTAACTCCGTTTCCATCCCAAATGAATATGAAGGTGATTTTGAAACACGTGGTGTTATAATCTACACACTGTCATTCTCAATGAAGATTCGATTCACTGGAGTTACTACACCTAAACCTATCATCAGAGCTATCACAGCAGATCTTTATAACGACTTACCTGTAGAGGATGCGCCACTAGATGCAGTGGATCGAGTACATACTGAATTAGGTTCTATTGAAGATACACCTGATGATTTTACAGCCAATACAACATTTGGTTTTGATGACTCTCCATAGTTATATATTATGAATAAGACTAAAGATGACATTCTAAATGCTCTTGAAATAAATCTTCCTAAACAATTAAAACAGATAAAAACTGAGGTTGCTCAGACGGAGATTGTTGCTGATACTGAAGAGGATTATGCATATTCAAGGGATAAGATTAAAGACCTTATCGCCAAGTCTGAAGAGGCCATTGATACTATGATGGCTCTGGCAAGTGAGACCGAACATCCAAGAGCCTTTGAAGTTCTATCTGGTATGTTCAAGACCACTACCGATATGATGGATCAACTCATTACTCTACAAAAGAAGAGAAGGGAATTAACACAATCGGAGGAACAGAAACCCGCTGTTGGTAGTACCACAAATAATGCAATCTTCGTAGGTTCAACTACAGAACTACAGAAGTTTTTGAGTAAAAATGATGGATGATCATAAGAATACTTATCTTGGCAACGCTTTAGTTAAGAGAGATGGTGTTCAAGATAGCTTTACACAAGAGGAAGTTTCTGAGTACGTAAAGTGTATGAAAGATCCGATATACTTTGCATCTAAGTATGTTAAGGTGATATCACTTGATGATGGTTTAATACCATTCACACCATATGATTATCAAGAGAGAATGTTTAAACACTTTAATGATAATAGATTCTCTATTGTGTTAGCGTGTCGACAGTCTGGTAAAAGTATTAGCACGGTTATTTACATTCTATGGTATGCAGTCTTTCATCCAGAAAAGACAATTGCGATCCTAGCGAATAAAGGTGCAACAGCAAGAGAGATGTTATCTCGTGTCACATTAGCACTTGAGAATCTCCCATTCTTTTTACAGCCTGGATGTAAGGCTTTGAATAAAGGTAATATCACATTCGGAAATAACACTAAGATTATTGCCGCGGCGACTTCTGGTTCTTCTATTCGTGGTCTATCAGTGAATCTTCTTTTCCTTGACGAGTTTGCTTTCGTTGAAAATGCTGCTGAATTCTACACATCAACATACCCTGTTGTTTCGGCAGGTAAAGAGACTAAGGTGATTATTACATCTACGGCAAATGGTGTTGGTAATGTTTTTCATCGATTATACGAAGGTGCTGTTCAGAATAGAAATGAATATAAACCATTCAGAGTTGACTGGTATGATGTGCCAGGCCGAGATGAAAAATGGAAGAAACAAACCATTGCAAACACATCGGAAATCCAATTTGAACAGGAGTTCGGTAACTCTTTTCACGGCAGATCAAATACTCTAATTAACTCAGATTCTATTCTTGCTTTAAAAGCTCAAGAACCTATGGAATATAAGAATGGTGTTTCATATTATGAAAAGCCCATTGCTGGTCACACATATGTAATGTGCATCGATGTTTCGAAGGGAAGAGGACAGGACTATTCAACATTTAATATCTTTGATGTTCAGTCAGATAGATTTAAACAGGTATGTACATTCAGAGATAACATGATATCCCCATTGATATTTCCAGACATAATTGTTAAGATTGCAAGCCTCTATAATGATGCTATTGTTCTTATCGAGAATAATGATGTTGGACAGGTGGTTTGTAATGCAGTGTATTATGATTATGAATATGATAATACATTTGTTCAGTCTTCGACTAAAGCTGGCGGTATCGGAGTCACAATGTCAAAGAGAATTAAAAGGATAGGTTGTTCAAATCTAAAGGACATTATCGAACTTGGTAAACTTGAGATTATAGATGCCGATACTATATCGGAGATGGCTACGTTTGAGGTTCATGGATCTTCTTATGCAGCAAGTGGAGGCAATCATGATGATCTTGTGATGAATTTAGTTCTCTTTGCTTGGT